GTCTATTTGTATTTCACTTACTGCACCACTTGAAATTACTGCGGTGGCTGTTGCTACTTGTGTAGTGATACTCGCTGTTATCTTTGAATATGTTTTAGAGTTTGCTATGTTTTCTAAGTTAGTTTCTGCATAAGCATTTGCTATAGCTTCTCTAATGATACCCTGATCTGAAACATATCCATAAAAGTTCAACCGCATAGTAAAATTCAACGTCCAAATAATACTTTGTCTGTCCGCAAAAGTTCCTTCATAGGAATCGTCATAATCAATACTATCAAGAGTAATTTTTATATCTCTTTTTATTCCTAATTCGGGCAATTCGTTTACAGTAACATTAAAGTCTGGATTAAAAAATGGTAGTATTTGTTCCACCACTTGCAATCCATCTTCCTGATTTTTTGCAAAAATATACAAAGACAAAGACATATTATAAGGAGTTGAGACATATGATCTACTTACAGCCGTTGTTGAATCACCAGAAACAATAGCTTTGTTCTTTTGTATAGGAGATATTTTTCTTGCAGGATCATATTCAAACTGTTGAATTTCAAATCCCATTCTAGGTAAAACCAAAGCAACTTCACCTCTAGACTCTGTGTCAGGTATTTGTGCTATTCTAGATATAAATTTTTGTTTAGTCGAATATGCTAAAGGCACACGTATTACTTGTTGTGTCACATTACTACCATCCACACGATTGATATTGATATTGTTAAATATCATACCAAAAGCTACTATGGCTCTTTTAATGTGTTCGTGATAAAATTGTCTGTTTCTAAACATACCTAACTACCTATTTCACCAAAAGGATTTATTTCAGTGAAATCTAAAATGTCACCTGCAGACTCTTGAGTAATAAAGTTTGTATTATCAGTATTAGCAGTTGATTTTTGTGTTGCGTAATCCTCATTAATTAAACTACCACCGGTTTCAAGTAAGAATAAATCTCCATTTTCAAGTTCAATTTGATGAACCAACATATCAATATTTTGCTCTTCATAAACATCATCAAGATTCTCGATGCCCGTGTCAATAACTTCAGAGCTATATTCAAACAGTTCACATTCTAACTTGAAAGTATAAATTTTTCCTAATTGATAGAATGGGTTTTGAAATTCCACATATTTAATTTCAAACAAGGCCCCTGTTTTTTCAAAGTAAAGTAAATCACCTTCGGCTGGTCTTGCGTCTAGTTGAAAAGTGCCTCCTGTGGTGAAAACCATTTCTTCCCATCTACGTTTTGCCAGAACAAATGTAGCTTTATCTCGTATTTCAATGCCAAATTTTGTAAATAAATCTCCTTCTCCTTCGAACCCATCTACGTTTTCAAGATACATTTCCAATGGATAGGCCTGAGTAAATTTACTCAGCGTATCTTCGTCAAAAATAATATCTTGATCTACAAGAGTGCGAGGTAGATAATATACGTCATGTCCGTATATTTTTAGGCTTTCAATAACTAGGTCTTCTACTAGACGTTGTTCGGCCGTAGTGCCGCTTGTGTTACCGTTTTGAAAATAAAAATTAGTGGGCATCTAACTACCCTATCATAAACGTGGGAGGCAGTTCATACTTCATTTGCATATCTTCTTCGATTTGCTGTATTTCTGTTGTTGCCTCCTCGTATATTTTATCTCCGTTTAGTGTAACACCACCTGGAAGCTGTATGCCGCCAAACTTTTTCATGTTCTCACCCCACTGTCTTTTGATAAGAGCAGTTGCGTATTTTTTCAAGAACATATCGTCATACACTTCGGAAAACTCAGACGGGTCTACAATACTGTATGCTTCAAAAACTACATAGTCTCCTGGGTCAAAAGTTTTATCCCAATCAGTATCTATGTGAACACGATTCATTTTTCTGTTGAAACGTATTTGTCTTTGATTAACCAATAGTTGTTCTAGTGTTGATAAGTGAGACTGAACAATAGAGTAATATGTCATGTCTGCACCCAATAAATTGTACAGATCATTTTGACGGAACTGATACATTACATCAAATAACTCGCTACCACTTCTGGTAGAATTAGTTGCGCCGCCAAAGTTAAACATTCTAGTGATATATAAAACGCCGTCACCCACTGTGATATATTTGTTTCCCATGTCTCCAGCAGTATAATGATTCGATGAGGCTAGTGCTGCTGTATAACCGGATTGAGAACCAGTGACGTTTTCTCCTGCCTGAAAAGTTCCTTGAACATTCTCAACTGTAAAATTGTTTGCTGTAGCAAGTGCCTTAAGTGTGGCTGTTGCACCTGAAGTAGCTCCTGTCAATTTTTCACCAACAGTATAGTTGCTAGTTAAAATAGATGCTAGTCTTAGAGTGTCACCTGTAATTTCATGGGATATAAAAATTTTCTGGCGACCATCAAAGTGATACTCGTACCAGTATTGAAGTGCATCATCAATCCGGTCAGAAATTTGATCGTCATCTACATTAATTTCAATGACAGGAAACCCCAGCCTGCGTAAACAGTAATCAATTAATTCTTGTCTTGTAGTAGGAGCTGCCATTTATTTTTCCAGACTTTTATTTTTATTTATATTACAACGTGTGTTCTGTCGTTGTATCTAACCCGATTAAACGAGCACCTGATATTTTTTCTAGTATAACTTGTATTAGAGGACTAGTGTCGATGTTCGCCAATAAAGTTTCTACATCTACAGAAGTCGCATCAACAAAATCTACAGGATTAAGCGTTCTTAAAACAGAACTAAAACTGTAATCAACTTCATCCCACGTTTCGGTATGTGTTACGTTTGCAGCAATGATTTTATCATTTTCTACATATACTTTGTCAATAGTTGTTGACATCCTTATTCCTCCCAGGATTCTTTGCTTGCTTCAGCACTAGTAGTAGCTCCCTCAAAAGGAGTTTGTATTGATGCTGTATAATTTTGTGTCAATAGTGCGCCTGCTGACAAAGAAAGTTCTATTGTTTTTTCCATGTCAGGATCAGGAAAAACTAGTGTTGCATCTACTCCGTCATATTGTATTGCTGCCATATTTTTATCCCCAAAATTCCTTTGTGCCTTCGCTGACAGTTGGTTCCCCATACAGAGGAATAGATGCTGTGTAATTTTGCGCTAGTAATGCTCCACCTGATAGAGAAAGAATATCAGAATCTTCTACTCCTGCATCAGGAAAAACAGCTTTATAATTCTGCGCTAGTAATGCTCCACCTGATAGAGAAAGAATATCAGATTCTTCCACTCCTGCATCAGGAAAAGTTAATGTTGCATCTACTCCGTCATATTGTATTGCTGCCATTTTAGATTCTCTTAACTAAGATTGCTCCACCTGGGCCGGAATTCAATAACAGGTATACATATACATCACTTCCAACTGTCACCGTGTCTCCAGTTGCACCCAATCCTGTTGGTGCCCACCATATTTTACTAACGTCAGATGCGTTATATATGTCAGCAGAAAATTTAGGCCAATCAAATACTATCGGTCTTAAAGGCAACGCTTTGTTTCCAGAGGAGTCTCTAGTTGACATACCTGCATAACCCCATGCACCATCTTTATAATAATTGGTATTGCTAGAGGAGCCTGCGTGTGTTGCACCTGGCCCCCAGATTTCCCATCTAATGTTTGGCATAGCGTGTTCTTGACCTGATTGTCCAAGATAGCTACTGTTGTTTGCTGTACCATTAGCTGTGGAACCATCATCCATTAAAGTGTTACCAAAACCAGCCCAAGCACTAATATAATTGTCGTAACCCCTGTAGTTACTGCAATGACAACCCCAGCTTCTTATTGTCCCTGTCATATTAGGATTATCAGAGTACATTGAGCCAGAAAATTGAACAAGCGAGCTATCCTGAAAGACGTTTTGAGCCCAGAAGTTATCACCTCTTTTAGCATTAGTATAAGTCTGATATGATGTTGTAGCTTGGGTGGTTTTTCCCCACTGTACATACATTGTAGGTGGTAAGGATCTATATGTTGTATTAGGTGTTTCTGCACATTCAAGTTGTGCATTACATATAGGAATAGAAGTTAATAAAGTGGTGCCAAATATTAAAATTTTTCTAGGCTCAGCAAAAACGTAAATAGTTGTCGGAGCTAGGCCGTGATACGCCGCAGTACTTGTGCTTGAGGAAGTACTTCCAGTGCTCCAAAATTCTCTTGTGCTATTTCCCGGATCTAAAACATTAGACAAAAGAACTCCTACACTTGTTCCACCATAAATACCTGAACTAGTCCAACTTCCATTGACCTGAATACCGCAATACTTTGATTTACTGCCCGTAGCAGTAGTTCCTTCAAGAATATATTTTGAGTCAGTAGCAGAAACAGTACCACTTCCCAAAGAAGTGCTACTATGTAGTGACCATCCACTGTTAGTGCCAGCTACCAATTCACTGGAAGATGTGTTTGTAAATTCTAGATTGCTAAGACTTGCAGACCCACTGCTAGAATCATCAATAAGTCTTGCAATATCACGCACAGCTTCTCCAGCCGTGGTGCCTGAATTAAAAACTAGTTTAGCGTACATTATTCTCTCCTAAGTAAATGTTAGAACTGCGTATAGATCTGATCCTGCTGTACCTGATCCAACTTGATCTATGTCTACAGTTATATAATCTCCAACAGCAAATGATACATTCGCTGATATTCCTGTGTTTGATGTTTGTCCGTCTGCTATTGACGGTGTTGCAATAGAGCTTCCGTTTTTATTTATGTCTAAATTTATTGCTGAACCACTAGGAGCAGTTTGTACAAACAAATTAATTTCTGATAAAGTAGCTGCTTTGTGTAAGTATAGACGTAAGGAGCCTGTATTTGTTGCGAGTGTTCCTGAATATCTATATGATTTTTCAAAACCAGTTGCCACATCAGTAAATGATAGAGTTCCTGATCCGTCACTCTGTAATACTTGATTGGCTGATCCGTCACTTGTAGGTAGAGTAAACGTATTGACAAAGCTAGTTAGGTTTGAATCATAAGCCTGAACAGAACTTCCTATACGTTGATCGTTATCGTTACCTTTAATAAGCAACTCAGTCGCTGAAAGAGCGGTTCCCGCAAAAACTGGAATCGTGTCTGGAGACAAGCCTAATGTACCATCTTCTTGCACAAAATAAGACTGTCCAGCGGTTAATCCAGATTGTGCATCATCTACTGAACCACCTATTTGTATTGTAGCTGTTCCACCATCTGAAACAGCAGAACTTGAAATTCCCACAAAGTTTTCTGCTGTGAGGTTTGTTACATTTTCATCGACTGGTCGATAAACAATCGCTGTGCCGTAGTTTGAGTTTCCACTGTCCTTATAAGCTATTACGGCTTTATTTGAGTTTGAGTCGAAGGTTGCTGCAATATAATAATTAGAATCAGCACTTTCAAAAACTACAGGAGTTCCAAAACTAATGCTTGTACCAGAAACAGTACCAACAACTGCTGTGCCGTAGTATGAGTTTCCACCGTCTGAATAAGCAATTACTATTTTATTGTTCGCTGAATCAAAGGTTGCTGATGGATAATTAGTATCAGAAGTTTCAAAAACAACTGGTGTTCCGAAAGATATACTTGTACCCGACACTGTACCAACAACTGCTGTGCCATAGTCTGAGTTTCCACCGTCTCGATAAGCAATTACGACTTTGTTAGAATTTGAGTCGAAGGTTGCTGATGTAAAATTAGACTCAGCACTTTCAAAAACAACTGGAGTTCCAAAACTAATACTTGTGCCAGAAACAGTACCAACAACTGCTGTGCCGTATTTTGAGTTTCCACTGTCTCGATAACTAATTACGACTTTATTATTCGCTGAATCGAAGGTTGCTGATGGATAACTAATAATATCACTTTCAAACACAGCATCACTACCAAAACTAATGCTTGTACCAGAAACAGTACCAACAACTGCTGTGCCATAGCTTGTGGAACCGTCTGAATAAACAATTACGACTTTATTGTTCGCTGAGTCAAAAGTTACGTCGGATTGAAGACTAAAGGAATCACTTTCAAAAACAACTGGTGTACCGAAACTAATGCTTGTACCAGAAACAGTACCCACAACCGCCGTGCCGTAGCTTGAGTTTCCACCGTCTGAATAAACAATTACTATTTTATTGTTCGATGAATCGAAGGTTGATGATATATTAGTAGTATTAGCACTTTCAAAGACAACAGGAGTTCCAAAACTAATACTTGTGCCAGAAACAGTACCTACAATCGCTGTGCCGTAGGATGAGTTTCCACTGTCTCGATAAGCAATTACGACTTTGTTAGAATTTGAGTCGAAGGTTGCTGAAGTATAAGTACTAGTAGCACTTTCAAATACAGTCGCAGAACCAAAACCTGCTGAATCTGTTGTTTCTGCGACAACACTCACAGTACCATCACTATTTACAATTACGGTGCTGCCATCAGACAGTGAACCGGAAGCAGTTGCAGTAAATGAACCTCCACCACTTGAAAGTGTAGTAAATGATAGAGTTCCTGATCCGTCAGTTTTTAATACTTGATCGGCTGATCCGTCACTTGTAGGTAAAGTAAGCGCACTGACAAAGCTAGTGAGGTTTGAATCATACGCTTGTACAGAACTTCCAACTGCCGATGATGTTAAGTAATTTGCATTGTAAGCCTGAACCGCAGATCCTATATCAGAATCTTTTACTATTGAAGAATCATGTACACCTATCAATAGAGTATCAGCCGCAGTTGCTTTACCTGCAAAAACCTCAGCAGTAGATGAAGCTGTAGTTCCTACCGAACCATCATCTTGCACATAATACGTAGAACCTATTGTCAAACTAGATTGTGAGGTAGTTGTGCCTCCTGTCAAATCTACAGTAACAGTACCTGCGTCTGCAACCGTTTGACTTGCAAATCCAATAAAAGACCCCTCTGCTATATTACTTGCGCTGTATTTTGAATAACCATAGTGTAACAATGCACCTGGGTCGTTGAATTCTACGACAGCAATTTGTTTATCTTTACAATCTAAAGAAAAACTACCGTGTCGCTTATAACTTGTGTATTCAGTAATACTAGGTGTGGTGTCACTCACTTCTATTGCACACACGTAAAAATAATCGGAGCCGGTACCTTCATGTTGTTTTACTGACCAAAATTGATTGGCTGCTCCTGGTTGTGCAAAAACTTCACATGCTATAAGTGAGGAACCAGACTCTCCACTGCTGGTAGGAAATGCTACCTGTGACGCTGTAAAAGAAACTGCATTTGTACCTGACGAGTAGGTGCCAACTCTGGCGTGAACCTTTCTTTGACCCAAACTATAATCAGTATCATATGATGTAACAATCTTTCCTGAATTGAAAGGATCCCAATCTGCTCCTAACTGTGAAGCACCTGATCCTGGAGTGACCTGCGATCCGCAAGTAGCACTATTCGCACTATAATTAATCACCCCAGTTCTTATGTGCGTCTGACTGGATCCATCAATAAGAAGATATCTTCCTTCTACTTTTGGATCTAATTTAAATTGGTCAAGATTATAAGCGGTACTAGAAAATAAAGTTATTTTAGTTCCATATGATATTGTACCACTTGAATTTGTTAAAACTCTAATAGTGTAATAACTACTATTGTTATTATCTCTGTAAGCAACTACATATCTATCGTCTTGATGCGGATCTTCTACTACATGAAATGTTTGGTCACCTGAAATATCTACATCAAAATCTACTTCAGATCCTAGTGTAATTGTAGTACCAGAATATGTAAGAGTCCTAT